GTCAAACGTGGCAAATTTGGCAGAAATCAACGAGTGATGAAAGCGAAATAATGTTAGAAAAACCACCTTATTCAAAGATTAGTTACCCTTCAGTAGCAAACAAAGAATTTAAATGGTCTACAGGATCGGATGTTCAGGCACTTTGGAGAAAGCATGGATGGACTCCACCAAGCGAGAAGATGCTGCCACCACCGCCTGAGAAGCCTCAAGAGTTTCCTCTTCGCAGGGTAAGATAAATGGGAATTATCAGAACATGGCTCAATGACCATGAATTCATTGATAGACCAGACAGAAACGAAGTGCTTGAGGAGGTTGCCAAGGAGTTTGACAAGATGAAAGCCTTTGGTGACACTGCACAGAGTTTTGCCACTTTTGTGAGGAATATGAAGTCTTGCCCACCTTGTCATGGGAACTGTTACCAAGGCAGAACTTGCCCCCAAAGGGACAAATGCCTAATAAGCCTATAAGCTACTTAGCCAACAGATAAAGCCCCACATTGCTAAAGGCATACCCTGCGTACACGATAGCCATGTGTGGGTTATCTTTCCAAAGCTGTTCACCAGCAATATAGGCGTAAATAGCCCCCGTCAAGATGATTAGCCAAGCACTCAAAATGCACCTACATCAATCACTTCACCCCTAAATTGAATCTGGTCTTCATCAAATTTATGGACGAGTTCAGGCCATAAAAGCTGACCATTGAAGAAGTTTAACACCGCAAAGCCCGATCTGTGGTTGTTTGGGTTTATCTCAGCATAAGTAAATTGTGGGCCGTCAGTCTCAGCCAAAGTTCCCGTATCTACCCCATAACGAACCCCGTTGTAATCAGTAAACGGAGTTACTTTTAAAGAGTGCAAGTGTCCCGTAACGATTGACACACCAGCGTTAACTGTATTGTTATGAGTAGCGTGAACTCCACCTTTGTAACGATGCTTAACAATTACGTTATCTGTAGGCCACACTGCCCAACAGAATTCCCACTCGGTGATATGGTCTGTCAGCTTAAAGCCTTGAACTTCTTTGAACTGTGGTGCGTGTTGGGCTAATCTGTTGCCAAACCGAATATCGTGATTACCCCATGTAAACAGTAGCTTTACATTATGTCGGACAGACTTTGCAATCTCCGCTATTTCGTCAAGCGCACCCTGACAAGCCTTTAGCTCTTGGATAACAGAAGTTTGTGGTTGGTCAGTAACATCATGCCGTGATATAGAAGCCCCATCAAAGGCATCCCCGTTACATATCACCGCCTTGGGTTTGAACTGCTGTATAGCCCATAGAAGCCCTTTAAAGGCTGTTGTTCGTTGACCAGGTATGAAGTGAGCGTCTGAGAACACAATCACTGTCCCATCCAACATCCCAAGTTCTACCTGTTTTAGCGGAGAGAAGGATTTAGGCTTGGTTTTGTCGTATTTAACACCACGATGGTCACTTGCATAAAGTGCCATGTTGTAGTGCTTTTCAATCCATCTTCTACGCAAATGAACAGCCCTATTTGCAATGCCAAGATGATCGGCTACTTTTTGAGCAGACTGAAGTTGACCCCATAACTGGATAAACTCGGTATCGGTACACGTTTCGTTAGAACTACCCATTGGAATCCCTTGAAAGTAACTTTTCTAGCAGGTTAATGACTCTATGTTCTTGCATTTCAATCTCATCTTGAGATGATTTAGGGTCTTGCGCCACTGTCATCAAGTCGTGTAAGAACACATGAAGTAACTCATGCAAAGCAGTCTGATCCAGAGACTCAGGTGTGATCTTCTCAGCACCAAAATCACCTAGTCTGTAAGTAGCCAATCGAGCAGAAGCATTAAACTCAACAGAAGCCATAGCAGCCTTTGCCGCTTTGCTTCCCTTTTCTATTCTCCAATCACCCAAACTCAGCACCTGCTGCCACTTTCTGACACTTTGTGCAAACAGTTGTGATTGTTCTGGCGTAGGAATGTTAGGCATTTCAACACCTTATAGCGTTATTATGACATTTTAATTTAAGACAGAAACAAAGCCACTTCAGCTTTGCGTCTTTTGACAAGCCCTGAAACCTCTTTTCCCCCCGCCCGAACCCACGACATGAAGGCTTCTGACGCACCCGTCCAATCCTCACGATTGACCTTCATACGAATGGTAGAACGCTGGTAATTTCCCAAACCTGCGTTGTAAGCAAAACTGGTAACAGCGTCAAATTTGCTTTGATGACTAACAAGATTAGGGCTAAGTCGAAGAACACCACGCTCAAAAATATTGATGTCCACCTTGAATAAATCGACCAGTTCCTCTTTTGACCATACACGATTATCTTCCCCCTTGAGTTGGTAATCAGACCTGATAAGCCCCGTATAACCCTCTTTACGGACGTTTGGAAGGCTTAATTGGTCAGCGTACATAGCGTGACCAAAACCGATCGTCCAAATTGCGGCACTGCATCTATACGGGCGGTTTCTATAGCCCTCAAAGTGGTGCATTAAATCAATGCCAACCTTGCTAACTTTCATTTCTTAGACCAGGTGCGTGACCCAAACCAAAATCCCAGAATACCCCCTAACATTGCCATTTCATCAGCAGAGAAAATAATGTCTGACAAGCGAATCAAATCATCCATGCTCATCACCAAACTAGGGCGAGAGTAGATGTAGTAGGCAATCCAAGCATTGATAGCACATAACTCAAACACAAAGATATAAGTTACTGTAGGTCTTACAGTACCGACATAGTTAGCAACCCATTGAGAAGCCTTCTCTAAGACCTTCTCATCGTGCTTTAAAGCCGCCTCAGTCATCTGAGCCTCTGCTTGCATGGCAATCTGGTCTGTGCGAATCTCCTCCATACGCTCTTGGGCAGCAAAGCCTTGAGCCATCATCTGAAGTTGCATTTCAACTTGAATCCTAGATAAAGCTAACTCATGCTTTTGGTCTGCTTTGTTCTGAAAGAAGTCTAGTAGTTTTGGTAAACCCGAGATAAGTAAACCGCCAAGTGTTGAGAAAAGAGAAAGCATTGTTAGTCCTTACATTTAGATTTATCGTCACCTTGCATGAGTTTTACCCCAGACAAAAAGCCAATCATACCGCCAACAATTGTTTGAAATGCTGGCCCAATCAAGGCAAAAATTAAACCATTTTCAACTTCTTTTGCCCATAGACCAAGTAAAAAAGCACCAACCATTGCCAACATACAAAGGCATAAAGTTGTTGAAACAATCATAGTGACATAAAAAGTCAATTTCTCTTTAGTGTTTGAAATTGGTTTGCGTAAAGTGCGTGTCGGTCTATTCATACATAAATATCCAGTTTACGATTCTGAAATATCTCCATACGGAGTCGCTCTTGAACTACTTTTTTTGTGTAAATCTCAAACGCTAAGTCTTGCAATTCAGTTTTCTTTTGCTTGGCTATCTCATTTACCTTGTTCATTTCATGTTGTTTCTCTAGCTTTACTTGAGCAAGGTCATGCCTGTCTGGATAGCCAGATGGCTGCACAGTCGGAAATAGCTTGATGGTATCAATCATTATGAATAAAAATCCAATAGATATAGTTCAAAGGAACTGCTAACCAAAGCAATATTTCTAACATATCCATTACTTCTTCTCCCTCTCAAGTGCCTCTTTGTATCCATGAACCACCAAAGCCCTTAGATGATGTGAATCAGCACTTCCCGCCCACTCAGCTAAGTTATTCCAGATTACCTTAAAGTCGGAACTTTTACACAATTGTTGATGTTTTGTAAGCCACTCAACCATCTGTTTATGTCTCTCAGTCGGATCGTGTATCCCCCAAGCAATAGAGTAAAACTCACGCACACTACATAGGTCTTTTCCTGTAGATTGAAGTGAGAGGATAAGAACAAGTGCTATTAACCATCTCACGGCATCGCCCAAATTATGATGTAACTACCAAATACCACAAATAATGTGATGCAGACTGCCGCAACAATTGCTTCGGCAAAGTTTTTCATTTAGTCGCCCGACAAAAGTTTGTTAGTCCCACGAATTTCCATCTTGAATGGCGGTTGTGGGTTTGTTAACAAGCCTTCACGAAAAGCCGCACGAGTCTTTGGCCCTTGTATCTTTCCACTTAAATCAGGTCTTGCCACCCGCAATGAATTTTCCATTTGTTCAGCAAGGTCTAACATTCGTTCTCTGTTAGCAACAGCCTCTTGTTTTGATCTTTCAGTCTTAGCACGAGCCGCAATTTGTTCAAAAGCAACAGCCTTATCACGGGCTTTTGTAATTGCATCTTGCACAAACTCTCGGTCTAGGATTCGTGTTGCAATAGTTTTATCAGACAATGATTTCATGCCTGGCAATATTTCAGCCAAATCAACACGGGTTCTGTCAAATGCAACCTTTTCAGCGGCAGTAAAGTCAAATGTTCGACCTAAAGCGGCTTTATCTGTTGCAGATTGTAAAGATGTACCAAAGTCTTGGAATGTAGATGGCGTAGCACCACGAACACCCGTAGAAACCTCTGGAACGCCTGTTAATGGATTAATTTGAAGTTCTACAGCACCACGAGTAGGTTGGCGAGAAGCCGCCTCCAAAGCCGCTTGTTGTGCCTCTGCTTGTTGACCAAGTGTGCGAGACATTCCTGATCTGCGAACATCTTCTGCTCGTAAGCCAGAAATAGTTCCTTGTCCACTAGGTGCGGTAAGTTGTGGTGGAGTGGGTGCAAAGCCAGGCGTTTCAACACGAGGGCCATACTGGTTAGGTTGAATAACAAAATTAGGCTGATATGGGCCTTGACCAGGCATCAAAACCTCTACAGGTGCTTGATAAGGAACAATAGCCTGACTCTGAGGAATGGGTTGTGCCGCTGTTGCAACCTGACTAACAGGAATACGGGCATCACGCAAAGTTAAACCAGCTTGATAACTTGGAGAAGCCAATCGACTTGCCGCCAAAGACCCAATACCTTCGCCAGCTAAAGTTCCCATAAGACCGCCAAATGCCGCACCTCCAACGCCAAATTGACTACCAATTGCCGCACCCGTTGCGCCACCAATACTTGCTCTTGCAATTCGAGGTGTATCAGCAAATCCTTTAGATGGCTTGACAGCAAATGCATCTGGATAATTACCCGCAATCTTTCCAAGTGCAGCAATATCGCCCGTCATAGCATTATCTTTTTCGGTAATGCGACTAAGTTTGGTGACATCAATAATGCCTGTATTGAAGTCTGTAGCGGCTTCATAAGCATAAGTTTTAGCCATCTTTTGCCTAGCATCTCTAAACTGAGATAAAAGTTTTGGATTGAAAATGTTTGTTTCAATCATTGACTCTAAAGCAGTGGCAATAGCTAAGTTTGTGTCTGCAACATCTAAAGCAGCAAGGTCTGCGGATTTGTTGTTGTATGTCTTTTGAGCACGTTGACGCAATGTTTGAACATTTTTAAGGACTTCTGCACCAGTTAAGCCCTTTGTTGTTTTGGTAACGGCATCATCAATAATTGCATTAATACCTTTTGCATATTTTTCTGACCCAATAACAGATTCATCAGGACGTAGTCTATTTAAAGATGACAGTAATGACTCATCAGCAGTCATTGTTGGTAGTTGCCTAACTTGGTTATAAGGTTCAGCAACCCTTATTCTTGCGTTATTAAATGGTGTTTTGCTATCAAATTGCGTTGTTTCTGGCAAACCTAATTCATTCAAGGCAACTTTACGCACTTGATTTTTGTTTACATCAGTTATTGCTCTTGAGCCTTGCTCTCCAGCAATTGCAGAAATTGTTCGAGTACGAATTGATGGTTGAATATCTTCTGGAGACAATGCAATACCAAGACGTTGTGCTTCTTTGGCGGCATCAATTTGTGGCCCACGAGCGTAGTCTTCTAAAGACATTCTTTCACGCCTAGCTTGAACCATTGGCTCAAAAGGCAATTTTGCACCAATAACGGCTTTCTCTAATGCGGGTGCGGCTAATTCTTGTATTGTTCGAGCAGCAGGTTTAGCAATAGTAGGTGTGGCAAGACCCAATGAAGCCATGTAACTTTCAACATCTGGCGCAGGAATTCCTGTTTTTTCAGAAATAAATTTAGCACCTTTTTGGAAGTTTTCTCCAATAAAATCTAGCAGTTGACGACCAGCCTCACCCTGATATTCTAAAGTCTCAGTAACGCCAGCCATCTTTCCAAATGGTTTGTCAACAGCAGAAACAATCCTTTGTGTAGCCGCTTGAGCCTCTTCAGGAGAGCGTCCCAAACGTGCCAAAGGATAGCCTACCATCTGTGCGGCAGCAGGTAATACACCGCCAACAGTAACGTCAGCTAATGAAGCGGCAGACCTTAAAAGTTGGCCCAACGAATTTGTTGGTTGTTGTTTTGGTTTAGCAACCAAAAGGTCTTCATAACCTGAAACGCCCGTAGCTTCAGTTGGGAGCAAGTCTTCATATCCAGTAGCCATTTACAACTCCTGATTAGTTTTTTGTTTAAAACGCTCACGCACTTTATCAGCGGGTGCTCCTGCGGCAATTGCTGCTTTTGCATTTTGCCTTTCTTGATCTATGCTTACTGTTGATGCAGATGGTGCATTGGTTGGTATTTGTTTTGAAGCAGAAACACCATATTGTTTAAGAGCAGGTCTATCAAACAAAGACTTGCCACCTTCTCCATCAAACCAAGCATCTTCTGCGCCATCATAAGTTGTGTTCGTTCTATACCATTTGGCATAAAAATCACGTTGTTCAATATCTCGCTGAAGTTGTTCTCTAGCAACTGTAAGAATAAACTTGTTCGCCTCTTTGGTATTACCCAATCTTGCACCAGTTTGCTCAATACGCTCGGCATCGGTCTTAGTTTGCGTACCTTTTTGCTCAAGTTGTTTTGACAGAACTGCTTGGTTTGCATTGGCTAAGAATATTTGTGAATTTGAGGCAAATTTTTCAGCACCCTGAACCCCTAAAGCAGACAAAACTTTTGCGGCAGAAGCGGCTGTTTCTGTACCAAAACCAGTTTCAAAACCTTTATTCAAAATATTCAAATTGGATGTAATTGCAGGTAAATTCTTTTGAGCATTTCTAGCTGTTGGAGCAACATTTTCAAAGAAATCTTTAGTTAAAGACTTGCCTCGCTCACTTTGTTCTGCTTTTTGTGATTCTGGCAACTTAACTTCTACACTTGTTCCACGGCCTTGACCTTCAGCTTTAATTGCTGCTTGTACTTGGGCTAATAGCGGAGAACCAGGTGGCAAAGTTGCCGCATATTCTTGAAGTTTTTGAATAGTTGTTTTTGTCTCTGGTTTATCAGCAGGAGTCATTTGTTTTTCCAAAGACTCGTTATAGGCAGTGATGTACTCTGGAGAGCCTTCTACGCCTTTTGTTGCGGCTACTGCCCTAGCCAAACGAACCTTTTCAGGATCGGCTTGGAATCGCTCACGAGTTGCCGCAGCCAGAGATGCTTGCTTTGCAGCCAAAGATGCTTCTCCTGCTAACAAACGTTGTTGTTGTTCAGCAATCTGAACTTGTGCTTGACGAGCATATTGAGCTAATGCCATAGCACCTTGTTGGTCGCCCATCTGTGCCAACATCTGAGCACCTTTTAAGATTGACTCAGGATCAGATTGGTCTATCTGTTGTGCAATAGTGTTTCTAGCACTAATCATCTTCAGTTGTGGGTCTTCTACTCCAAAAGCACCCGCAATAGCACCACCAAGCCCTCTAGCACCCGCATAGGTCATTGCCGCACCCGCTTCACCAGGAGTCAGTTTGGCAAGGTCAATACCCTCACGTAAAGCACTTCTACGTTGTTGCTCACCATACATTTGTGGTGTTAGTCCAAACAGACCCGCTACGATATTTTCAGCCATGATAAATCCTTATCCGTAAACTTCTTCAAGCATCTTTTGGAAGCCAGCATCACCTGTTCCATAAGCACCAAAATCTAACGCATTAACAGGTGTACCACCCGCTATTTTAGTTATCGCATCTGTGAACAAAGGATTAGACGTAATGCCACCAATTGCTGTTGCGTATGGGTTTCTAGTGGCATCTGCACCAGTAGCCAGTGCTACGCTTTGACCCGCACCCATCAAGCCCAAACGACCTACGTTATAGCCTGATTCAGATGATTGTTTACCAAGACCAACACTCATTTGGAAGGGTTGTTGTGCCGCAGTCTCCAAGCCTTGAACTTGTCCCAAAGCAGTCGTATAAGGAGCATAAGCCGCTTGCTGACCACCATAGTATTGACCCATAGTCTGTGCGCCTTGAGTCAATAAACCTGAACCAAACAACACATTCTGTTGGCCTTCTCTTTGTGCATTAGCCGCCAATTGAGCTTCTTGTTGCGCACGAGCATTAAACAAAGCCTGTAGTTCAGGAGTAGTAGCACCCAAAGTGCCACCTTGAGCAACAGATAGACCACCACGACCTTGTTGTTGCAGTCTGTTTTGCAGATTAGCCAACTCTAACTCACGACCAGGTTGCAACAAAGCCATTTGGCTCTTTAAGTAATTTTCTGCAACTGATTCAGGTGTTTGCGCTAAATACTTGTTACCCAATGTAAACAAGCTCTGAGCACCTGTTTGGAGGGGAGCAAATGCTAGTTGTGCGCCTTCTGCTTGCTGTAAACCAGACTCAGCCAACTTGACAAATCTATCTTGAGCATTTTTAGCTTGTGGGTCTAAGGTATATCCCGCACTTGTAAGTTGACCCGTTACTGGATCAAAACCAAACTGTGAAGAACCAAAGCGAGTGGTCATGCCAATAGGTCTGAACTGAGCAGATGCCTTGGCAGCCGCAGTCTCTCTGTCAATCATTGCTTGCGCTTTAGTAGCAGCTTCTTTAGATGTTTGTTGCTGGAGAAGTCCTGCCGCAGTAGTTGCTCCTGTTGAGAACAAATTAGCAATCTGTGCAGTTGTAAGACCCGCTTTAATCAAGTCAGCAACAGGAGGAATACTTGTAGGGATAATAGGAGGAACACCTGTAGTTGGAACAACGGGGGGTACTACAGGCGGTACTACTGGAGGCACGACAGGGGGGACAGTGGGGACAATGGGTGGTACTGTAGGAGGTACTACGGGCGGCACAACTGGTGGAACTATTGGAGGTGCAGTAACAATAGGAGGTGTTAGCAATCCTGGCGTAGTTACGGGAGGAATAAAAGTAGGTGTAAAAGCACCCGCACCCGCATTAGCTAGTTCAAATGCTCCCAAATCTGTTAGTGCTGAAGCACCAGCATTTGCCAACTCAAACGCACCCAAATCTGTCAAAGCAGACGCACCTGCGTTAGCCAACTCAAACGCACCTAAGTCAGTCATTGCAGAAGCACCTGCGTTTGCTAATTCAAATGCTGAACCTGCACCTGCACCTGCATTCAATAAGGTTGGCAAACCAAAGAGTACAGCCGCACCTAGTGCAAACTCTTTTAAACCGCTTTTAACTTCTTGTTGAGTGCCAGTTTTTTCTACTACACCAGTAGGTGTGTATTGGGTATACGATCCACCTGCCTTGTTATCAGTGGCTTTGTAGGTAATAACATTCTCAATACCACCAACTTGCTGATCCATTCCAGAACCAGTAGTTTGATATACAGGCTGAACAATAGTGTCGCCAAGTGTAATAGTCTGTCCATTAGGAATAGTAGCCGCAGCACGAGCCGCAACATCTCCCTCTTTTAACCCAACAGCTTGAGCCATTTGAGCAGGAGAGACTCCATACGTTTCCATAGCCTTGACGATATCGGCATCACTCATGCCTGGATTAGTAAGCAAGAAATCTATAATTTGCTGATTCGTTACGGCCATGATATTTTCCTTTTATTCGGAGGCAGCTTGCAATGGTGCAAGGTCTTCAGTTGTCCAATAGTCTTTAGCCAACATGATTTTCAAATGTTCTTTGTTGCGTGATAGGCAATCAGCCCAATCAGCATCAGTCATGTTTACATTTTTTCCACGATTGATTAGGTTGACGCTATCCATTGCGGCAGAGTAATGCTTGGCAATTTGTTCTGGTGTTGGGTTTTCCATGATTAGTCCTTATGGGTGTGATGCTTTGTATGCGTCAAATTCTGCTTTGAGTTCCTGAATGGCTTTAATCAATGGGGAAATAAACATTTCACGGCTAATGGATTGAACGCCATCTGAACCCATATCCCAACCAGCAAATGTTGTTACACCTTCTGCATCTAATGCGGCTTTGACTTCTTGTGCAATAAGACCATGCATAACTACCCCTGTAGTTCTTTGATTTACTTCATTGTATTGAGGTAAAGATTGGTCAATTTCATTAGAGGGTTTCCAGCTATATGTAACTGGTCTAAGACGATTTATAAAAGATAAACCTAGAGTATCGCTATTGATGTCTTGCTTTAATCTTTCATCTGACGTTTGTGTCCATGTTGCATTTACACCATAAGAATTATAAATTTTTCCCGCAGGAGAACCAATTGTTATTGTGGCATCGCCTTGTGAAACAACAGTAGTGCCGATTACAAATTGTCCACTTGCTGCGGCTGAACTAGCACCCGCAAGAGCACCAATCATAATGTTTGACGACCCAGTTGTAATTGCTGTCGAATAATTACCTGCGTTTATTCCTAAAAATGTATTTGCGTTTCCTCCAGTGGCTAAAGCCTCACCTGCTCTAGAGCCAATAATGGTGTTGTAATAGCCAGTGGATGCTGTACCAGCTAAATAACCTACATAGGTATTTTCTCCATTACCGCCACTATCAGTATGACTGTATCCCGCTTTATAACCAACCGCTGTCACTCGGACACCCGTCGTGTTGCTATATAACGCCTGATAACCCACGGCCACTGCGTTTGATGCTGTGGTGTTGGAGTTAAGTGCATACGTCCCAAAAGCGGAATTGTAACTGCCCGTCGTGTTGGCTTTTAATGATTCAAGACCAGTCATAGAATTCTGAATTCCAGTCTCCATTAAATAACCAGATTGGTATCCAACGGCAGTATTGCTATATCCAGATGATTGCGTATAAAGTGCTTGATAACCTATTGCGGTTGTGTATCCGTTTGAACCGTTTAAACTATAAGCGGCCTGATAACCTACAGCAGTTGAAAAAGTTGCATTGGTGTTGGCTTGGAGTGCTTGAGTACCCATAGCAGTATTACCTGCTCCTGTTGTACTTACCCCTGCGTTATATCCAAAAGCGGTCAGGTAAGGTGTACCACCGCCTGATGTTTGTGTTGCGTACACAGTACCCAATGCAGTAGGCGTAGCAGCAGAAGCACCACCACCAGAAGCCGCAATCGTAATTGCACCAGCAGCATTGGTAATTGTGACGTTTGTTCCCGCAGTCAATGTCGCCTTGGTCAGCGTATTGCCTGTACTATTACCAATCAAAAGTTGACCATCTGTGTAGGATGTTTGACCAGTACCGCCATTAGCTACTGCTAGAGTACCAGCCAAGGTTACTGTTCCTGACGATGTAACTGGCCCACCAGAAGTAGTTAAACCAGTTGTGCCACCAGATACATCAACGCTAGTGACAGTTCCAGAACTACCAGAAGCCGCAATAGTTTGGTTAGGCCATGTGCCAGTAACAGTTACGTTTGTTCCAGCAACAATGCTAGGAGTCGCTGTTCCTGTGCCGCCATTGGCGACAGGAAGAGTTCCTGTCACACCTGTGGACAAAGGCAAACCAGTTAAGTTGGTTGCAGTACCGCTAGATGGAGTTCCAAGAACACCACCATTGACCAAAGGTGCGCCAGAAGAGCCTACATTGACCGCTAGAGCCGTTGCTACGCCTGTTCCTAGACCTGACACACCAGTAGCAATAGGAAGCCCTGTAGCGTTCGTTAAAGTTGCGCTAGTAGGTGTACCAAGGATAGGAGTCACCAAAGTAGGTGAAGTAGCAAATACTGCTGAACCCGAACCTGTTTCATCTGTCAAAGCACCCAAAAGGTTGGCAGAACTAAATGAACCTAGAGATGTTGCATTACCAGTAGAAGTAATAGCACCAGTAAGGTTAGCGTTAGTCGTTACATTGCCCGCCGTCAAACCAGAGGCAGTACCTGTGATATTTGTGCCAACCAAAGCAGATGGAGTACCAAGAGCAGGAGTCACCAAAGTTGGGCTATTGGCAAACACCAAAGCACCACTGCCTGTTTCGTCAGTAACGGCAGAAGCCAAGTTAGCAGATGATGGAGTACCCAAGAAAGTAGCTACACCAGTACCCAAACCACTTACGCCAGTTGAGATCGGCAGACCTGTTAGGTTAGTTGCCGTACCAGAAGCAGGTGTTCCCAATGCGGGAGTCACCAAAGTAGGACTGTTTGACAGAACAACAGAACCTGTGCCTGTAGAGCTAGTTACACCAGTACCACCATTTGCTACGGGCAAAGTGCCTGTAATGTCAGCAGTAGAAAGGCTTACTGCATCCCAAGAAGCATTAGTTCCATCAGTCTGAAGGTACTTATTTGCATTGCTTGTTTGGCTAGGCAAGAGGTTGTTCAAAGCAGCAGTAGCCGTAGAAGCACCTGTACCGCCATCAGCAACTGCTAAATCAGTAATGCCAGTGATTGAACCACCAGTAATGTTGGCAGAAGCATTGTCTGTTTTAGTCGCAACAGCAGTCTGAATATTGTTAAATTCAGTATCAATCTCAGTACCTTTGACAATCTTTAAAGGATTGCCAGGTGATAAGTTATCTTTGGTAGCGAAATTGGTTGATTTGGTGTAATTTGACATGGTTTACCTCTTACCCTATTTTGCCATCTTTGGCTTGAATTTCAATCTTTTGCAGAGAAAATGAAACATTATTGATCGTTGTTTCATAACCAGTTTGAACAATTTTTCCAGAACCTGAAGCATTGGCTGTCAAAGTCTTAATTGGAACACCACTTGTGTATTCAGCAATGTTGTATTCAGCAATGCCATATTCATAGCTTATTTGTGTAGGAATATAAACATTCTCTGATTGATAAGCACCAGAATAATCAAATCCCCACTTGATCGTTAAGAACTGATTAGACCCACCAATTACAACAGCAGTAATATTTTTCAGAATAGAAATCTGATTAGGGTTTCCTAAGTCAGCATTGTTTGTGTA